TTAGTTGATACTTCCATTTCTTGTAAGTCGTTACCGATACTCATGTGTATACTCCGAATAAAAAAACTCTTAGATTTATTCTATATTTATTTATAAATTACAAATTTAAGAGATAATCATTTAATAATTGTAATTTCTTTTGCTCGGAAAGTTTTCTTTTTCCAGAAAGATTTTCAATTCTCTTACGAGTTATATTTGCATTCATTTCTTTTAAAATACCACCATCCCATACCCATTCCTTTCCTTCCATGATACCTTGAACGAATGCATCAGGAGCAGATGGATCTGCAACAATATCAGCAGCAGTTGCTAGCATAAAGTCATCTGAAACATATTTAACACCATTTCTTTCAACCAAAGAACCAACACCACGAGTTGAAACTCCAAGAGTTACACCAGATTCTAAAAGTGATTTCGCAATATTTCCCATTGGAGTATCAAGAATTTTTGCTTTTCCAATGAAAGTATGCCCCTCTGCTTTCAGTGAGGTGATCATGTGAGAAACACGATCCAAATTTACTGTTGGTCCATTTGGATGTCCAAGTTCTCCAAGAGCACGTCCCTTTCCAATAAAAGACTGGTTATAACGATTCACTTCTCTTTCAAGAATTTGATATGGGTAACATCTTCCGTTACGATTAGTTACCTCTGCTTGAAGAAAAGGTCCAGTAATGTATAAAGTTTTCTTTCCATCTTTCTCTTCAGTAATAACTTTTACTGATTCGATTTCTTCTGTGATGAGTTTCATTTTATGCTTGGGATGAGATTTGAACTTCTGTCACATGTGCATAACCAGAAGATCCATTTCCAAAAGTAGTTACTACTACAGATTTTCTTATATCTGCACTTCCAGTAAATGTGGAAACACCAGTACTTGTATTATTAGATACCGTAACAGATTCATATCCAGGAGCATAATTTGCAGCAGTTATTAAAGCATGTGTGCAATTATAATTTGCTACTGATGACCCAGTTATGGTCACATAATTTCCAACAGTAAATGGATTTCCTGCATTTTCTTTAAAAGTATATGTAGTCGTAGTTCCAGTAGAAGCAGAACTCACTACTGAAGAAGCAACCTTTTCTTTTAAGATAATAGAATCTGCCGTTGAAATAAGAATATCATTTCTAGAAGCTAGTACGGATGATGTTGTTGCAATTCCAACATGAGCAGCAACTGTAGTTGCAACTCTTATGTACCCAGACTGTAATGCAATTGGAGTTGATGTAGATCCTGCTCCTGCAGTAATTGCAACAGTAGTTCCTGTTCCTACTACTTTTAATGCCATTAGTTTTCCTCGGATTCTTCTTCTGTTCCCATCATTGATTGGGCAATATATGGCTTTAATTCGTCAATTTTTTGTGCTGATTTTGAATAAAGAATTTCTTTAATTTTATCAGACACTTCCTCAGCAGAACTTCCACTTAGTACCATATCCATGAATTCATTGCTGGATTCCATTAAGTTACCTCAAAGTTTATGAAACTATTTATATTTCTGCTGCTTTGGCATTTACAGATGTTGCTTTGTCTGCACCCTGAACTTGAGGCTCCATGGGCACTTGTCCCATCATTTGTGGATTTGTTCCGGGCATGATTGGCATACCATCTGGACCTACTGGAGGAACTAATTTGGGATCTGGATAAACTCCATCATCAATCTCTTTTTTAATAAGTTTTTCCTGATCTATAATTTCCTGATCAGTTTGTCTTAATACTTTCCTTTTTACATAATCTTGAGAATAATATGTTCCAATATAAGGTTGAACTGCTATCATTAGATTCAATCTCTCATTCATTAATTCAGTTTCTTTGAGTTCTGAAAAATGATTGTCATAAAGGAAATCATATTGGATATGATCACTCATTTTCTCCCAATCTTGAGGAGTTATTATATTTTTAAGAATAAGTTGTGTTTTTAAAATATCATGAAATACATTACTAAATCTCTTCCTCATTCTACCAACATACTTGGTAAACATCAGTTCATCTCTTAAAATTTCAGATGAACGTCCTAGATTGAATCCCCCATCAGAAGCAGTTCTGGATTCTGGAACATTGAGTGCTCTAAAAAGTTTCTTTTGGAAGTATTGAACGTCTTGAAGTTCTCCAAGATTTTGTCCTCCAGGTAGAGTAGTAATTTCAGTACCTCTACCACCTTCTCTACGAGGTAACCAAAAATCCTCCATCATACTCATGAATTTTTTATCATCACGCATTTCACCAGTATTTGCGTCATATACAAGTTTATTGCGATAACGATTCATTACCTCACGAAGATATTGCTCTGCCTTTACCTTTGGAAGATTACCAACATCAATATAGAAAATTCTTCTTTCTGGTGCTCTTGAAAGACGATATATTACTAGAGCATCTTCAATCATTCTTAGTTGATTGAGTGCTTTAATTGCCTTGTGTAAATATGAAAGTGTTAATTGTCTATTTCTATCTACAAGACCGGAAGTAACATAAGTAATTGAATCTTTTGCAATCTTAATTCCTTTACTACTAGATCCATACTTTTGAACAGTACTAGCAGGGAAATACATGAAGTATTCTTCAATTTCCGGTTCCTGAATCATATTTGGATTTTTTAAATCCGGGATATAATTATTACTTAAAATATTTCCTTTATTTTTTTCCACCCTCATAAATTTAACTTTTAGAGGATCCATATAACGAATATCTTGTATACCGTTAGAAGGATTTTTTAAATCAATTACTTTATGGTATAAAATTCTTCCATCAACATACCAATTCTTAAAAATTTCATGTGATTTTTTATCAAAATCCATTAAATCTTTGATATATTTAAATTCTTCACGAATAATTTTTTTAAGTCCATCACTACAATTTAAATTACTAAGTTCAATTTCTACAGGACTATCATTTAAATCACTTACAATTGCTTCATTGACTACGTTTTCAATAGCACTATCACATTCTGGATGAAGTGCCATTTCTCTATATCTTTTAATTAAATCAAATTCATTTCTAAATACACCTTCAATGTCAACATATTGCCCATAAAATCCACTTGTCAAATAATAATCAACCCCGTCCTCGTTATTATCGGGAACGGGTGATATAGCACTCTTGGGTAATTTGTCATCATTCTCAATTGAGAATCCAAATAATTTTGCCATTGTCTAATTATGAACTATGTAGTATTTAGACGATCTCGTTAGCACCTTTACCGTCAAATGCTTCCCACCATTGAACTTGAAGATCTACTGTAAATTCTTCAATTTCATTTTCATTATTATAAGATAGATCAATCTGAGAAACATTAGTTGGGAAAACACCATAAACAACATACTTTCTTAAAACATCAATTTGATTTGAGTTTGTAATGTTTGGTGCAACTCCAGGTGCTCTTGAGAGTTGAGTTACATTCATATCGGCCATATATTCAGTTGGATTGACGGTTCCACTACCATCAGAAACTTTAACAATATAATTCATCCATCTTTCAAATAGTTTTCTCCATTTGAAATCGGTATCATTGATAACTGTGATACTCCAAACATCAAAAGTTCTATCACCAGCAATCTTTAAAGTTCTTCCTCTAAATGGAACTGGAATTTCAGTAATTGTGGAAGCAGGCAGTCCAGCAGACTTGATAAGCATCAAATCTGATGAACTATAACTATCTAATCCGAGTTGTGAAAATACAGTAATATTACCAGCAGCAGTGGTGGGGGTTCCATCTGCATTTGTTCCAAAACTTACTTCAAAAAGGTTGCTACGAGCCCCACCACCTTTTAGTTGTCTTTTGAATCTGTCAATAGTTCTTTCTTGAAACTGTGGCATTGTTTTTTCTCCTTTTTAAATTAAATAGTTCCTACGATTGATTGAAATGAAACTCCAGTTCTTGTAGCAATAAAGGTAAGACCAATAAAGTTAATAGAACGAGCTGGTTTCACATAGATATCAGCAATAAATTCATTACGATCAATAACCGCAGGAGTATTATTAGTTTCGTCACACACTAAGAGGAAATCTGTGATTCCTCTTTTTGCTTGAACATCTCTAAGATAAGGTTCAACTACGTTAATAAAGTTTGCTCTTGTAGTTGGATCATTAAATTCAAAAAGTTGAGCATCAGCAGAACTCTTAATTGCCTGCTCAATTGTAATGAACAGTCTGCGAACATTGATTCTATCAAATGCAGATGTATATGAAAGTGCTGTCTTATCACCAAATAAAATAGTTCCCGAACCAGCAGAATTAATAATTGGATTAATACGATTTGAATAAAGACTATCTCTATCTGTCTGAGAAGGATTGTATGCAAGTTTAATTACATTGTTCAAACTTCCTCTCACTTTTCCTGCTGGGGAATACCAAGGGAACTGATTGATATCAGTTCTTACGCAAAGTCCAGCAACATCAGAAGAGCAAGGCATATAATAGAATTCTTTATTAAATCTATCATAGAAATACTGATATCCACTATCAAAAATTGCATAAGATGATGAATTTAATGGTGTGAAAAATTGTAAAACGTTCTGAAGTTTTTGTGCCTCAGTAGAGACATTTACAATTGCAGATCTACATGGAGAAATAACTGCTAAACAATCTTTTCTTGTTTCCGCAATATTAATTATATAATTTGCTTTTGTTTGTTCAAATTCAAGTGCTCCAGATGCTCCACCTTGAAGTATGAAATTTAAAGATACTTCATTTGGATTTGAAAGATAATTGTATGCTACTTGTATGTCGGAAATATCAGCAGAAAATCCTCCAACATTAGTTGGTTGTCCAGATGCAGTAGAATAATCTTTTCCTCCAGTTAAAGTGAAGGATTCGTTTCCAATTACATTGAAGTACACCCCAGAAGCAGATTGACCCCAAATACCTAAACTTGTCGATTGTGCTGTGTTTTCTGAAGAGAATTTTGATGCTGCTGGTGAAACTGACCAATAAGAATCTGTTCCAATGAGTTCTCCAGCATATAAAATTTGAGAATTTAGTGCAAGATAATCTTTATAGTAAATTTTTTGTGAAGGTGATATTTGAGCATCTGATGCCTTAGAAAGATTTAAAAAAGTTTCAATTCTTTCTTGAGGATTTGTTGAATCATTATTAGATCCTTTACTATTATCTATTACTGCTATATGAAGAGCATCATTTCCACCACCTCTATTGGATACATATTCATTTGTCTTTGGTTTTGGTGCAAAACTTTTCCAAAGAACATTTGAAATATCACCATTAGCAACACTTAAAATATATTGAGAATTATACCAATCAGATATTGATGTAGGAGTCAATATCCCAGCATTTGAAACACTATTAACAAGCATAATTTCATTAGATGCTTGATTAATTAAATAATCACTTGAAGTAATACTTGTAATTCCACTTAGTGAAATTGTTGTACTTGCAGATAAAGATACTGCAGTTGCATTAACATAATTCTGATATCTATCAAATACCTTAACTACTTCGTTATCACTATGATTTACTTGAGTGGTTCCAAATCTGTTATAACTTACTCCTGCATTTCTAAGAGTTACAATATTTCCAGCTGGACTTCCATATACTGAAAATAGTTCACTTCCAATTAAAAGAACAGTTCCTGAACTAATTCCAGTAACACTTGCTAATGGAACAACATTGTCTGAAGAAGCAAAGATTTCTCCTGCTGCAAGGTCAATTGTAGTCGAACTCTTATAATTTAAAAGACTAAATGAATTTCCAATAGAAACAGTTGCTGCTGCGTAAGTGCTTAAACCTGCTCTAGTTACGGTAACTGCAGTAGCACCAACACCTAATGCTCCATTAATATAAAGATTATTGGAAGTATTGAAGGAATATTTTCCATTTTCGGTATAATCTTGAATTGAAGTTCCAGATGAACCAACTTTATTTGTAACCTTTACATAGATCTCACTATTACCAATTCCAGTAATAATGCCCTTTAAGTATTCTGTAGCATTTACTGTTTGAGTAACTGCATATCCAACTGATAATCCAGAAGTAGTGATGCCGATGGTTTGATCTGCAAAATTATCAATTACACAAACTTTAATGCCATCTGCCCAATATCCAGGATTTTTTGCAATCCAATAAGCACCAGTGCTAGTACTTGATTGATAGTTATCGTAATTTTTAATCTTAATACTAGTTGAAGATGCTCCAACCCCAGCATTTGAATTCTTGAGAGTAGTAGAATCAGATCTTACTACTTTCAAACTTCCCCCATATGATAAGAAGTTTGAAGCAGAATACCAATACTCATAATGATTATCATTTTTTGAAGGTTTTCCAAAAACATTCTTCAAATCATTTTCATTATAAATTTCCACAACTTCCTGCACTGGTCCTTTTTGGAAAGGTGCTGCAATACCAGCAGACAAAGAAGTTGTAGTATTAACTGAACCTCTCGTTAAATCTACTTCTCTTACGGTAATTCCTGGAGATGATAAGCTTAAAGCCATTTTGACTCCTCTAAGTACTTCATTTTTTATCTAAAAGTATTTATAATTTTATCCTTTTTATCTATATTCCCACATGTATGAACGATCACCATATTCATCTAAATGCCATAAATCTCCATCAGCATCAACTTCTGAAGTATTTTCTCTACCATCAACAATAAATCCAAATGGAGACATATCTTGTTCAATCTGATCTCTTTGATCATCATATAATCTTTTTCTCACATCTTGATCTGTAAGTTCTTTAAAATAATCTTGTGCTACCAACCAAGCATATATCACAAGACACATTGCCAAATCATCATTACATCCTTCTTCTGCTTCAAAAGAATTACTTTTTTGAATAAAAGTTGTTAATTCTGCAATAACTTCATAGTCATTAAAGATTAACTTATCATTTTCAATTATTGTTTTCAAGTTTAAACATCCAACTTTTTTGACAGTTTTTGACATTTTAATTCCAAGTTGAGTTTTCTTTCCAGAAAATCCTTGCCCTACAATTTGTCCTGCTCTTCCCCTCATTGAACACATCAATAGATTTTGATATTCTAAATCATATTGAAGAATACTTGCCACTTGATCTCCAACATCATTTACTTCACATAATACGAAAGCATTGTTATATGCAATTGCTGTTTCATGAATGACATTTGGAAATAGCATGGGTTTAATTTCATTATTTCTATACTTTGCAACAATTTTATGTGGAAAAGTTGTAATATCTACAACTATAAAAGCAGAGTAATCAATACTCACTCCTCTTGCTACGTCAACTGTAATTACATAATCTCCTTCTTGTCTTGGATTTTCGTATACGTCCAATCCACCACTTCTTTTAATGGGATCTTCATATACCATACTTCTCAATTTATTTGGAGAAATCAGAGTATCTACTGAACCTAAGAACTCGCATTCAAACTCAACTTTAAACTGCTGTTCACTAGTGTTTGCAATTGTATCTGCTTTCCATTTATCATCTCTTCCTGGAACTTCTGTCCAATGAACTTCAGTGGCAATATATTTGTTTTTTCCTCTTTCTGCATCATGCCAATAACGATAGAAATGATTCATACCATGAGGAGTAGACACCATAATAACTTTGGTAGAATTACCAGAAGAAATTGTAGGATATACTGATGCAAAGAATTGATCAGCAATATTATTTGGAATGAACGCAAATTCGTCCAAGAAAATGATGTTATATGAACCACCACGAACAGCAGATGCAGATGTGGATGCTGCTACGATACTAGATCCATTTTCAATCTCCAAAGATCCTTTATTCCAAGCAAGAACTCCTTGTTGTAACCACTTTGGTAAATTTTCATATGCGGTCTGCAATCTGCCTAAAAGATCCCTTGCAGTGGATGCTTTGTTTGCCAGAATTGCAATCTTTGAGTTATCATTAAAAATTGCATAATGAAGAAGATATGATACTACTGTTGTCGATTTACCTGTCTGACGAGGCATTTTGCAAATATTAAATCTATTATTATGAAAATTGCGAATCAGTTTCTTTTGAAATTCATACATTTCAAAAGGTATTAATCCTCTATCAACGTTTACAATTTTTACATAATTCTCTGCAAAATATACCGGATCATTTTTACACTTTACAAATTCAATGATTTGATCTTGAGTAAACTCAATCGGAGTATTTGCTTTTTTAAGTAATGGATTACCTAAGTAGATATTATCGGACATAATTCTTACCAGTTTTTAATAACATTCATAGAAGTAATTATTACTAT